TAAAGTTCGTGGCGCTGGAATCGCTCGTAAGGGTGTACGCCCTGCGAAAATTGTGTAGGAGTTAGATCATGCCTAGAAGCAAGATGCAAGGTGGCGGTACTGTTTCTAAAGGCTCAGCGCGCACGCCCCGGGACATGGCGCGTCTTGCGACTCGCTTCGCGCCCCGCCGGCTATATGACACAGCGCGAGAAATGGAGCTGGATCGAGATCGCGAAGCTCGCAGATACAGAACCGGGATGTATAAGAAATCTGGTAAGAAAGCTGGCGGCGTGCTACCTATTGAGAAGGATATGCCCTCCGAAGCTGTCCAAACTATGCGCCGCCAACAGAGAGAGTTAGATGCGCGTATGGCGGATATGCCGGGGATGAGGAGCGGCGGCAAGGTCCGGGGTTGTGGTCGCGCAGAGCGCGGCGTCCGTGCAGCTCGCATAATTAAGATGAAGGGCTCCTGATGAGACGGTATTACAGGAAGGGCGGTAAGATTTGTGCCGAGGGTAAGGCATGGGCAAAGCGCACCTTTGACACATATCCTTCTGCCTACGCTAATCTGGCGGCGTCGAAGTATTGCAAAGACCCTAACTACGCCAAGAAATCCAAGGGCGGTAAGCGGAAGGGACGTTAATGGGTAAACTACAGGACTGGTTAGATGAAGAATGGGTACGCATTGATAGCTCAGGCAACATCGCGGGTCCGTGCGGGACTTCAAAAGATAAAAAGAACCCTGATAGATGCTTGCCTCGCCGCAAAGCGCAAAGTCTTAGCAAGTCTGAGCGCGCTGCGACAGCTCGCAAAAAGAAGCGTGAAGGCTCCAAAGGAAAGCAAGTAGTCAAAAACACCAAAAAAGCTGAAGTCAACTTCAGACGCGGTGGGCTTGCTAGACGTAAACGCGCTATAGCTCGCGGTTGCGGAGCCGTGATGGAAAATAGGCGGAAGAAAACTCTATACGTGTGAAGCCTCTGAAGAGGAAGAAGTAAATGGCAACGTCCGGTACGACAGCGTTTAACATGGACTTCACGGAGATCGCCGAGGAAGCATGGGAGCGCGCCGGACGAGAAATGCGCTCTGGCTACGACCTGCGTACAGCCCGGCGCTCCATGAATCTCATGACCATCGAATGGCAAAACCGGGGGATCAACCTCTGGACCATTGATGAAGGCACCATTAGCCTCACAAACGGCACGGCGCAGTACACTCTCCCCGCCGATACCGTTGACCTGCTAGAACAAGTTATCCGTACGGGTAGTGGCTCAACGCAGCAGGACCTGACCATCAACCGGATCAGTGTCAGCACCTACGCCTCTATCCCAAACAAGACAACGACCGGACGGCCTATTCAGTTCTGGATCGAGCGGCTTGTGAGCGCACCCAGGATCAACGTCTGGCCCGTGCCAGATAGCAACGAGTACACCTTCAAGTATTATCGGATGCGCCGGATTGAGGATGCTGGACGTGGGGTCGAGACGGCGGATATGCCTTTCCGATTCCTCCCTTGCTTGGTGGCTGGTCTTGCATACCACATTGCTATGAAAGAGCCAGATATGGCAGGGCGCCTTCCGATGTTAAAGGCAGCCTACGAGGAAGAGTTTGACCGTGCGGCTAGCGAGGACCGGGTGAAGACCAACGCCCGCTTCGTGCCGCGTATAGGGCGCATCTGATGAGTAACCGCTTTGCTTCAAGCCAGCGAGCGCTCGGTATCTGCGATGTGTGTGGCTTTCAGTACAAGTTGCGGGAGCTACGGAGCGTATTTGTAAAGCGGCGCGACACGAACATTAAGGCGTGCCCTGAGTGCTGGGACCCAGACCATCCGCAGTTGCAGTTGGGTGAATACCCGGTGAATGACCCGCAGGCCATCCGTGACCCGCGCCCAGATAGCCCTGAGTTCGCTCAGAGCCGTGCTAACATCATCCCACTACAGCCCACGCCCAGTGCTGGGTTTGTTGGTACAGTGACGGTGGTAATCACCTAGGAGTAGGTTATGAAAGTCAAAGACACTAGCAAGATCAAGAAAGTCCCGAATCCGAAGATGATAAACCAGCCGATCAATTTGAAAACGTCTGGGATCAAGGTTCGTGGTACGGGTGCAGCCACTAAGGGTCTTATGGCCCGTGGGCCCATGGCATAGGGCATAAAGCATGAACTACACCGAGCTGAAGGCCAACATTCAGGACATCTGTGAGACAACTTTCACGGACGATCAGCTCGCTATGTTTACGAAGCAGGCCGAGCAGACGATTTATAACACTGTTCAGATTCCTGCTTTACGGCGTAATGTTACGAGCACTTTCACTAGCAGTAACCAGTACTTAGCTATCCCCACGGACTTCCTCTATGTCTACAGCATTGCTGTTACGGATGGAACTGGAAACTATCAATTCTTGCTAAACAAGGATGTGAACTTCATCCGTGAAGCATACCCGAAGGCATCGTCCACTGGCCTACCTCAGCACTACGCTAATTTTGATGACGACTTCTTTATCGTAGGCCCGACGCCTGACAGCAACTACGCGGTCGAGATGCATTACGGCTACTACCCTGAGTCTATTGTTACGGCGGGCACAACATGGCTGGGGGAAGAGTTTGATTCTGCGTTGCTTAATGGTGCATTGGTTGAAGCTGCTAGGTTTATGAAGTCTGAGCCAGATGTGATTCAAAACTACGACAAGCTGTTTAGCGTTTCTATTACCCTGCTAAAATCGCTAGGGGATGGTAAGCTGCGCGAAGATTCGTACCGTTCTGGTCAATACAGGACGCAAGTTAAATAATGTTTAAAGTTGATGTTTCGGTGTCCCCGGACCCGATTGTCACAGTACATACGACAGAAAACCGAGGTTTTACGCCAGAAGAAATTGCTGCGCGTTGCGTTGATAAGTTGATGAGTGTGTCTGACACTGCTCATCCGTTAATTAAGGATCAGGCTAGGGCGTTTAAGAAAGACATGCAGGTGGTTGTTGCGCATTATATGCGCGAAGCGATTGTTAGTGATCGGACTACGATATACAACGCCTTAACTGAGGCAGGGCATCCTGATCTTGCGGATGCCATAAGGAGACTTTGACATGGCAATCACGCAGGCAATGTGCACGTCATTTAAGAAAGAGTTGTTGACGGGCACGCATAATTTCACCAATAGCTCAGGCGATACGTTCAAGCTTGCTTTGTTTACTAGCTCGGCTACGCTGGGCGCCTCCACTACCGCGTATAGCACTACCAATGAGGCGAGCGGTACGGGGTATACGGCTGGTGGCAATACACTGACGAACGTGACTCCGACAACTTCCGGCACGACCGCCCTCACGGATTTTGCGGATACTACGTTCTCCACTGCGTCTATCACAGCTCGTGGAGCACTGATTTACAACAGCACGGATTCAGACAAGGCTGTTGTTGTGCTGGACTTTGGTGCGGACAAAACGTCTACTGCTGGCGACTTCACCATCCAGTTCCCGACCGCAGACGCAAGCAGCGCCATCATTCGCATCGCCTAGGCATGTAGATGGCGTCTTCGACGTTACATGAGGGCTGGGGCCGCGCTGCCTGGGGCCAAGGTTCCTGGGGCACGCCTCTGCTCATCGTCGAAGTTGATGGTATCCAAGCTACAGGCAGTGTTGGCACTGTCTCTGTTGTTGCCGAAGCTAACGTATCCCCCACAGGCGTTGAGGCTACTGGTGCCGTAGGCACTGTCACTATATCTGCCGACGCCAATGTCCCCGCCACGGGGCTCTCCGCTACTGGCTCTGTTGGTTCAGTATCTGTTGTTGCCGAAGCTAACGTCTCTCCCACAGGTGTCGAAGCCACTGGCGCTGTTGGCTCGGTAGCTGTTGTTGGAGACGCTAATGTCTCTGCTACGGGCCTCGCGGCCACGGGCGCTGCTGGCTCAGTATCCGTTGTTGCTGCAGCAAACGTGTCCCCCACAGGCGCTGAGGCCACAGGAGCTGTTGGAGACGCCACGGTCACCGGTACGGCCAATGTCTCCCCGTCTGGGCTTGAAGCAACTGGGTCGGTGGGCACCGTATTTGTTGGTCTCGGACAAACGGTCTCTGTTACTGGGCTTGAAGCAACCGGTGCTGTTGGTAGCGTAGCTGTAACTGGGACAGCTACAGTTAACTTGATAGGTGTAGAAGCGACGGGCCAAGTTGGTTCTGTTAGTATTTGGGGTGAAATTGTTCCAGCGCCGGGTAATAGTTGGAGCAACATAACTCCTTCTGACGGTACTTGGACGGACGTGACCCCAACAGTAGCGAGTTCGTGGAACGATATAACTCCTTCTGGTGGTACTTGGACTGACGTAACGCCGGGTGTTACACCCGATTGGACTGACATCGCGGCATAGAGGATTCAACGATGGCTAGCACTTATACCGTCAACCTTGGTATCGAAAAGATCGGAACTGGTGAGCAGTCCGGTACTTGGGGTACGACTACTAATACCAATTTTGACTTGATTGATCAGGCGGTTAACGGTGTAGCTACGGTCACCCTGTCAAGCGCTGGAAGCTCGGGATCGCCCAATACCCTGGCAATCACAAACGGGGCCGCATCGGATGGTCGTAACAAATTTCTTGAGTTCAACGATGGCTCTGATCTTGGCGCTACGGCCTATGTGCAACTGACCCCGAATGATGCTGAGAAGGTTGTTCATATTCGTAACAGTTTATCGGGTAGCCGAAGCTTAATTATTTTCCAGGGCACCTACAGTGCCAGCAACGACTTTGAAATCCCCAACGGCAAAGACGTTGTTCTGAAGTTTAATGGTGGAGGTTCTGGCGCTACCGTTACCGATGTCTTCGCTGACCTTCAGCCCACCGCTCTAACTACGGGAACGCTAACCGCGACGGCGGGAAGCTTTACCACGCTGACAGCCTCTGACGACGTAAACTTTGACAGCGGGACGTTATTTGTCGATGCGAGTGAGAATAAGGTCGGGATCGGGACGACGACTGTTAACGAAAAGCTGGTCCTTGGCTCCGCCGACTCTGGCTCAAACTTTCTGCAAGTCACCAACAGCACGACGACCGCAGCGGACGATCGCGGGTTTTATGTTGGCATTGATGCTACCGAGGCGGCGCGCATTCTAAACCGTGAAAATACG